GCAGTGAAAAATCTCCTTGCAGGGTGAGTTTTGCAAGAGGCTCTGAATGACAAAAGATAATAGACAACCCGCTACGGGCGCTTGGCCCAAACGCCGAAATCCAGGTTGTTATACACGGACTGGGGTTCGCTAAGAAAAGCGCTGGCTCAGCATTCCGGATGTCGAATAATTTTACATTCCACTCGCTGGAAATCGTTAAATATATGTGGAACAAATTGAAAAATATCACATTTTAATAGCAGGCATGATAAGTGCTTGTGACTCGGCATAAGCACAACACAGCGCGAGGGAGTATTGCACGAAGCTCCCTGATTCCTCACCGTGTCATTTTGACATGGGAAATGCAGTCGCTCTTGCAGTGCTTTCCCTTAGCCAAACCTTATGGAGGAATCAATTATATGAAAAGGTCACTTCTAGCAGCGGCTCTCGGTCGTGACGTTGACATGAGCTGCCCGCGGTTTCTCACGCGCTCGTTGCAGCATGGGCTGGTAGGTGTTGTGGCGTTGGTAGCGGCGGTCTCTGCCGCTGCTGCACCTGTGATATTGAGCAACCCAACGACATCGGTGGCCGTCAATGGCGGCGAAGCCAACAACGGCTTGGTTCCTTTCGGTGGATTCTTCGACTACACTGATCTAATTGCTGGCGCCACGCCGACTTGGTCCATTGACCCGTTCCTTCGCTTCTCCGGCGGCAGCACAGCAGTGTTGAGCAATGGCCTTGCAGGTGGTTTTGGCTCGCCGGTCGACCTTGGCGGCGGCTCGGTCGGTAACAGCGCGGTAACCGGTGCGGTCACGACCAGCGCCGTCACCGAATTGACGGGAACCATCGCCCGGACGACGTTTACATTTACAGCTGCGCCGGGCACAAGGCTGGACGGCACGATCTTTGGTTTCTATGCCGAGAACGACATCCTTGGATTTGGTGACGACACTGCAGCTTTCACGGGGTCGATAGCAGGCGGTGACTTGGCGCTGTTCCAGTACGATACGATTGGCGGTGGAATCACTGTTAGACTTTCGGGAGTCGCGACCTCGGGTGCTGCACTGACGTCCTTCGGTTCAGGCATTTGGACCGGGTTTGGCACCGCTCTTGAGTCGGGCGATCTCACTGTGCTCTCCGCTGACGGCAGTAATTTTGTGGGTGGCCCTGGTGACTTGGGGCTGGCGCTGGCATTTGAGCTAAGTGGCGAGAGCGCTTCCATAATCGTTGACTACACGACGCAACCGCTGCCACCCGGCGTTATCCCAGAACCCTCAGGCGTAGCATTGGCTGGCCTAGCCCTGTTGGCACTCGCTGCGCAACGGCCGCGGTTGCGCCGTCGAAGCTGAAACTGGCGTTGTTTCTAGTGGGTCTAGCGGTCGCGGCTAGTAGAGCCGCGCAACTGCTCGATAATTGCGCGCCAAATGTCAAACTTTACCGACACGTTGGCGAAGATCCAGGACGGGAGCAAGAATTTCAATCGGTTTGTATATTGAGTTGAACCTATGAGGTCAGTCAGGTGTAACGGTGCCATCGAAGCGCCCCATTGCGTTCAGTCTCCCCCATTCGTGTGGGCTCAAGCCCGCTTTTGGGCTGCACGTGATGAACTTGTTACATCCACTTGTTACATCCTATTGCCGGAACGCTGATCTGAAACTGTCCTGAGAGAAAGCGCCCGGAACACAACAGGCAAGAAACTGAGGCTTTTCACGATTAGTGAAACTGAAAGCAGTCTTTGGCGGTGGATGTCCGAATTCTTTGCCCAAGTAATTCGACGCCTTCTTGGGCTCACAGTTACAGATAGGGGTGACCCAGCCAATGGCCGTTATAGCACAGATTTCTGACCTTCAAGCCTTCAGAGGCAGAATGCCTCCTGCGTGTCGTTGACTGCCGGTGACTCGCAAGAAATGGACGGCAACGACCCAAGCCCCATCGGTCGCTTCCACCGAACAACACATTGAAATCTCGTACCCCGGCCACGCTCAGTTGAGCTACGCCACCCCCTGACACGACCCACCAATCGTCCCCCACCCAAGTCGCCCCCGGGCGGCTTTTTTGTGCCCCTCGAACCCGCCTCGCGCGGGTTCTTGCTTTTGGAGAACCATATGAGTAAGCACCTGCGCGAGCTTCAGGCTCGCAAGACCACCCTGGTCAAAGAAGCCCGCGTGCTGACCGACCGCGCCGCTTCCGAGAACCGCGACCTGACCGACGAGGAAGTGAGCACCTTCGATGCCCTGCGTGTTCGCATCGATGCCACCTCGTCGGCCATCGACCGCGAAGCGGCCCTGATCGCCGACGAAGCCCGTATCGGCATCCAGAGCGCCATCGGCCCAATCGTCACCGACAACCGCGAAGCCGATCCCCGGCGCGGCTTTGGCTCCTTGGGCGAGTTCATGCAGGCCGTCTATCAGGCCGACAAGCCCGGCCAGTCGATCGATTCCCGGCTGCTGCTCGGCGGCATCGGCGCCGCCGCACCCAGCAACTACAGCAACGAAGCCGCCGGCCAGGACGGTGGTTTCCTCGTGCCGCCGCAGTTCTCGCAGGAGATCTTCAAGCTGTCGTTGGGCGAAGACTCGCTCCTGCCGCTCACCGACAACGTGGAGATCAGCGGCAACAGTATGGCGTTTCCGAAGGACGAAACCACGCCTTGGGGCACCAACGGCATTCGGGCTTACTGGCAGGGAGAGGCCGCCACGGCCCTCCCCACCAAGCCGGTGCTCGGCCTCTCCACCCTGCGCCTCAAGAAACTGATGGCGCTCGTTCCCACCACCGACGAACTGCTCGACGACGCCAACGCGCTGACCAGCTACCTGCCGGAGAAAGTGGCGCTATCAATCCGCTGGAAGGCCAACGAGTCGATCCTGTTCGGTGCAGGTAACGGCATCCCGGTCGGCTGCATGAACAGCGCGGCCATCGTCACGGTAGCCAAGGAATCCGGCCAGGCGACGCAGACGCTGGTGACGCAGAACCTCGCCAAGATGATCGCACGCCTGCCCCCCGGTTCCTTCACCCACGCGGTGTGGATCGTGAACAACGACGTCCTGCCGGCGCTGTTCACCTTGACGCTCGGCAACTACCCGATCTACCTGCCAATTGGGCAGTCGGTCGGCGGCATCCAGATCTCGCCCTACGGCACGCTCCTGGGCCGCCCAGTCTTTGTTTCCCAACACGCCAACACCTTCTCGTCACAGGGCGACGTACTGCTGGTTGATCTGTCGTACTACCAGACGATCACCAAGGCCGGCGGCATGCAGACCGCGACCTCGATGCATCTCTACTTCGACGCGGATCTGACGGCCTTCCGGACTACCTTCCGCGTGGACGGGCAATCGAAGATCCTCAACCCGATCGCGCCGGCCAAGGGCAGCGCCACGCTTTCGCCCTATATCCAGCTCGGCGCGCGCTAACCCTCGGGCGGGGCCGCAGCGCCCCGCCGTGCTTTCCACAGGAGATGTCCATGTACCCCAATGCCAAGGGCAGTGAAGAACTGTCGATTCTCGCCACCTTCGATCCGATCAGCCAGGCCGCCGCCACCGTCACCACCGGCTGGGTATCGGTCGCCAACTTCCACGCGTTCCTCGCCGTCATTCAAACGGGCGTGATAGGCGCGTCCGCCACGCTCGATGCCAAGGTTCAACAGGCGCAGGACAGCGGCGGTACCGGTGCCAAGGACGTGACCGGCAAGTCGATCACGCAGATCGTGAAGGCCACCGGCGACAACAAGCAGGCGCTGATCAACTTCAAGCCTGAAGACCTCGATAACGCCAACAACTTCAGCTACGTGCGCCTGTCGCTGACCGTGGGGACGGCGGCCAGCGTCATTTCCGCGACGCTGCTCGGGGTGAATCCGCGCTACGCTACCGCGGATGCGTTCAACCAGGCGGCGGTGGCGCAGATCAACTAAGCCATGCCGATCCAACTCGTCACCCCACCCGCGGAGGAGCCGGTGTCTCTCGCCGAGGCCAAGCGCTACCTGCGGGTGGATTTCCCTGACGAAGATGCGCTGATCACGTCGCTGATCTCGGCGGCGCGGATGGCTGCGGAAACGCTCACCGGCCGACAACTCGTCACTGCGCGCTGGAAGCTCGTGCTCAACGGATTTCGTGAGTGCATGATCATGCTTCCGAAATGCCCTGTTCAATCGGTGTTCTCCATCCAGTACCTGGACATGGCAGGCGTCATCCAGACGATGCCTCCAGCAGATTACGTGGTCGACAATGCGTCAGAGCCCGCGCGTATTGCTCCGGTGTTCGGCAAGACCTGGCCGATCACTCTGCCGCAGATCGGCGCGGTATGGGTCACGTTCGACGCGGGGTACGGCCCGGCCGCCAGTGTCCCCGAGGGCCTCAAGAGCTGGATCAAGCTGCGCGTGGGCAGTCTCTACGCCCACCGTGAGGAAGTCGCCCTGCTGACACGCGGCTCGATCGCGCCGTTGCCGTTCCTCGACGGACTGCTCGACCCGTACAAGGTGGTGCTGATATGACGGCGATCAGCGCCGGCACGCTCAACAAGCGGATCACGATTCAGCAGCCGAGCCCATCTGTGGACAGCTACGGTCAGCAGCTCACGACCTGGACCGATGTCGCCACCGTCTGGGCATCCGTTGAACCGTCTGTCGGGCGCGAACTGATGGCGGCGCAGGCCGTGAGTCTGCTCCAGCCGACGACGATCGTGATCCGCTGGCAACTGATCTTTGCCAACCCCAGGGCCGTGGCGGCGATGCGAGCCGTTTACAACGGGCGCATCTTCAACCTCCATTCCATTCAGAACGAATCGGAGCGCAACGCCGTGCTGACGCTGCTCGCGTCCGAGGGGCTGAACGATGGCTGAACTCTCTGGAATCCCTGAGCTGCGCGCGCGAACAGCGTCCGGCATCGCCCGCCAGTGCGAGCAACTCATCGCTGCCCTCGACGCCATGGGTGCGCAGATGGTCGAAGAAATCCGCGCCGCCGCTCCAAAACGCACCGGCGCCCTGGCCGCGAGCGTCCGGCACGAGGTGGTCGCGACAGGCGAGGGCGTGCGAATCCAGATCCTGGTCGGCAACGACACGGTGTTCTACGCGCCGTTCGTCGAATTCGGGACGGCCCGCGAACCGGCCCATGCCTTCGTTCGGCCGGTCATTTACCGGGAAGAGCCGCACCTTTCTGGCCGCGTCGAACGCACCCTCTCGATTGCCTGGGAGTCGTCATGACCATTGAACAGACGCTGGTGGCGATGGCGGCCACTTTACTTACGGGAGGTCTTCACCCCAACGTCGCACCGCAGAATGGCGCCCGGCCGTACGGCGTCTATACGCTGATCGTCAGCCCAGCGCATAACACGCTCTCTGACGGGGTGACGATCCAGCAGGACCTCTTCCAGGTCGATATCTGGGATGACACTTACCCGGGCGCGCTCGCCGCGGGCAATGCCTTCTCTGCCGCGCTGCAGGCCGCGTTCGAGGTCGGAACGATGGCTGGCGTGCAGCGCAGCCGGCGGGGCCGTTATGACCCGGAAACCGGCCTGCACGGTTTCACCTACGAGTTCTCGTTCTGGTATCACTGACCCCCCTGAACCTCACCCGCCGCCTGCAGGCGGCTTTTTTTATGGAGCCACCCCCATGCCGTCCACCGCCCAAGTCGCCCAACAATCGAAGTTCTATGTCTCTGGCACGCCGGGATCGAATATCAGCCTCACCGCGATCACCAAGGCGGCCTCGGCCGTCGTCACCGCCACGAACACGCTCGCCGTCGGAGACGTGGTCCAGTTCGGCGCCGTCACCGGCATGCCCGAAATCAACGGTCTGCTCGGCATCGTCACCGCCGCCACTGGCGCGAACTTCACGGTTGCCATCGACTCGTCCGGTTTTGCCACCGCGGGCACGACCGGCACCGCCACCCCGCAGACCTTCTCAAAAATCGGCAACGTCCAGGATTTCTCTCCGGATGGCGGGACCGCCACCATTATCGACGTCAGCAATCTGGAGTCCGTGGCCAAGGAAAAGCGCCAGGGTCTGCAGGACATGGGCAACTACTCGCTGACCTACGATACCGACGATACCGATGTCGGTCAGCTCGCGCTCATCGCCTCTCGCACCGCGCAGGCGGTCAAGGTGTTCAAGCAGGTGTACCCGGGTGGCCTGAAGATTCGCGCCTGGCAGGGCTTCGTGCAGAAGGTCACTGAGCCCGTGGCCGGCGTGGACAAGGTGCTGCGCAGCTCGGCCACGATCGTCGTCACCGGCCCGATCTTCCGCGGCTGATCTCTTCCCACGCTTTCCAGAAAGGAACCCTCATGTCTCTCGACAAATCCGCCTTGCTCGCGCTCTTCGCCCCGAAAATCATCGACCAGGACGTTCCCGGCGTCGGCATTGTCCGCCTGCGCGAACTCAGCGCGCCGGAAGTTTCCGATCTCCGCGAGGCGTGCAAGACCGATGCGCAAAAAGCCGATTTCGGATTCCTGCTCGTCATCGCCTCGGTCGTCGATGACACCGGCCAACCCACCTTCAGCGCCGCCGACCTGTCGGCCCTGCGCGCGTCGGCGCAGTCCCGCATCGGCGAACTGGTCTCGGCCGTCATGACCGTCAACGGCTTCTCGGTCAAGGAGGAAGCCGCAAAAAACTAAGGGCCAGTCCGGAGCGACGGATGCTCTTCCGCCTCGCGTTGGCGATGGGGCGGACGATCCG